ATCTCCTCGAATAATTTTCTCCTTCAAATCTTTTATAGGATTTTTTGATGTAACATATACTCCTAACATAGGATTATATTGCTTTACATTTGGATATTTTTGTAATTGTACAAAATCTTTATCTGAGGATAAAATCAAAATCTTTTCGTGTACGCTTAATCTTGGTGTTAATGTACCAATGATATCATCAGCTTCAGCACCATCAACTTCAATAACTTTATACGGAAAATTATCTTTTAAATCCTGCTTTAATCCGTTCAAAACTTTGAAAATTAGATTCCAATCTAGAGGGGATTTTTCCCTGGCTGATTTTCTATGAGCCTTATAATGGGGAAATACTTCTTTCCTCCAATAGGATCTTGAATCGCAACAAAGAACAGCTTCTCCATACTCAAATTTGAACTTCTTAACGTTCGCTCTAATTGAATTTAGAGCAACGTGCTTAATCAAGTTTTCTTCAAGAGGAGTTCTTGGATTTACTTGCGCAATAACAGACGAAATCATTACTTGATTTAAATCAATCAAAATACTCATTTATTTTTCCTTTTTATTTTATCGCTTTTAGTAAAATTGTATCTGAATTGATTCTACCGTTCAATGAAAATTCTTTTCCATTAATTGAACCCATAATTTTTTTCAATTCAGTTTTCTTCGCTTTAGTAACCGTAGGCAAAATATCTAAAGGTTTTCTTAGAGTTTTTTGAATACTAAGATGTTCATCAAAACCTTCTATACTTGAACCTTTAACGCTCAAACCTGATCCATCAATACACATATAGATACCAAGTTTTTTGGTTTTTGTATTAAAAATCCATAATTGACTTGCACCAATTATATCCACAGGATTAATTGAAACAACTTTATATTCCGTATCTTCTTTCTTAAATTTGACTTTAGAAACCTTTTTAGCAGCTGGAACAGCTTTTTTCTTCTTCGGCTTTCTAGTTACCTTAGCATTATTGATTAACTTTTCGCAATCATCAATAATTGTTGATATAAATTCAACAAATCCGCGTAGTTCAGTTTTTTTGAATAAAGAATATCCTTCAACCAATTGTTCATCAGTTTTATTGTATGCAGATAACAATTCTTCTTTAAGAGGCTTATAATGTTCGGCAATTTGTTTCGCGTGAACCCCTTTAACCATATTAGAAATCAGCCAATCGTATGGCGAAAATTCAACTGATTTCTTAGTTTTAATCCACTGATCAACAAAACCATCTATTTCAGATATATATAAAGAACATTGTTCAAATATCCTATCTTGGATAGTAAACGTTTCTTCTTTTTTAGCAAACTGTGATACAACTTGAGGTTCATCAACAAGTTTGACAAGATTTGATATTCTTTTTAGAATCCAATCTTTTCTGTCTAATTCTGCTCCTCGTTGAATCATTCTGCAAACAAATCCCAAATTAAGGAATCTGTCTTCTGACACTGAAGAAATCTTCTCTATTAAGTCTTTATCAAACTTATTGGCTTTTAGATAATCTAAAGTAAATTTCTTAGATTCTTTTGGGGATAATTGATTAGCATACCAAGATAAAGCACGAGGGACAGAAATAACATCTCTGTCCCAGGTTGGTTCTTCGCCAATAAATTTTTGTTCAACTTGAACACTTGTGCGTATTTTAGTCATTTTAATTCACATCATAGCTAATAACTGAATCTTTCCTAAAACTTCTCCATCCGTTATCATCAATTGACCAAACAGAGTATATTTTATCGTTAGCTTTTTTCGTTTTTTCCGAAGAAGATTCGGGAATATAATCCGCTTTAAGCGTACATTTTAAAATTCTTTCATCACCATTAATTTTCTTGAACTTAACAGTAAGAATATTTTCACGCAGTAGATCTGACAATTCTTTCATAAGCAAATTTCTCAAATAATTCATCAATAAATTTACGAGATTTTTTAGTTTTCTTAACTATAACCCCATAAAACCCAGAAATAATCAAATTTGACGCATAAACGTGCGGATCCGTTAATATAGCTTCAAAATTATCTTTATCAATAAGATAACCGTTTTCATTAACTTTATAAATCATAATATGATACATATTACCAAGAGTATGTGTAACATATTTAGATTTTTGATTATATTCAAACCCCCTTAAATCCAATTCATCATTATTTTTTGGAAAAAAGGCGATCCCATCGACATTTTCATCAAACAGTTCCTTTACAATAGACTTAATTATAGCTGACATATAGAAAAAAGTAAATTTATTTTTTTAGAAGGTGTTTTTTAGTAACTTTAGCAGAAATCCATCCATTATAATATTCTTCAGATAAGAGAACATCATATTGAAATTGAAATTTTGCTTCCCAATAAGTACATTCAGACTTAGATTTACACAATTTAATGATATTTCTTATGAATTTTTCTTCTCCGTGAAGTTTTACTTGTTCGTTCAATTCTAAATTAGAACCAAAATACGTTTTCCAATCAGAATCAACAAGAATTCTTTTCTTTTTCCCCTTTAACATTCTAGTTTTTCTGAAATAGAATTGTTTTTTACCGATATATTTTCTATTATTTGCGGTATCAACTATCTCATAAACAAACCCCCAATAATCTTGGGGGTCTTCGAAATTTTCGTTTTCGTATAACCAAGACATTAGGATTATTAATCCCAAATATCTTCTTGTTCAAGAAAATCTTCTTCTTCTGGTATATCTTCTTCAACAGATTCGATTGATTCGCCACAAAATGGGCAGTAAATTTCTTCGTGTTCTTTTACCAAATTTTCATTAAATGATATACTAAAATCTGATTCGCAGTTATCGCATAAAGTAGAAATAACCTTTTTCATATAAAAAATCCTTGTAAAAAGAAATTATTTATATTATCCAGAACAGGATTCGCATTCCCCTTTACTTGCTTGAACTCCAGATTCAGACCTAATATAATACAGCGATTTAATCATTGGATCATTAAACGCTATATGATGAACTTCTGAAATATATTCTTCGGATTCATCTGCAGAAAAAAACAAATTAATAGATTGAGCTTGATCAATATATTGTTGACGTATAGATGATAATCTGATAATGACCTTTTGGTCAATCTCAAAAGCAGTTTTGAATACTTTCTTTTCTTCATCAGACAACCAATTTACGGATTGAACAGAACCATTTTGGTTAATAACTTCATTAATATGTTCTTCGTCATAAATACCTTTCTTTTTCAGAAGTTCTAAGAATACTGGATTAATCCTATTCATTTCACCAGCAGCAGAACCTTGTACATAAACATTTTTATAAACAGGCTCAATACCTTGAGAAACCCCTCCCATAATCCCAGCAGTACTTAATGTTGGTGGACAACAAATTAAGTGAGTATTCCTTCTACCATACCCTCTACACCATTCAGGTTCTCCAAAATGTTTCCCCATCCATTGAGTAGCGAGTTCAGCTTCCTCTTTTATTTGTTTAAATATTTCTATATTTTTATAATGCGCGTCTAATGATTCAAAAGGGATCATATGGGATTGGAGATATGTATGGAAACCCATTACACCTAGTCCTAATGCCCTAGACTTTTCGGTAAATCTAACCGAATTCTCCAAACCTCGTATTTCTTTTCCTATTGAAATAAATTCTGATGCAACACAATCTAAAAACACTGTAGAAACAAAAATTGTATCAGTATCTTTCCATTCATCATACTTCGCTAAATTCAAAGAAGAAAGAACACAAGTAAAAGTATGATCTTTGTCAGAAAATAAAGTGATTTCAGAACAAAGATTTGATGCTTTAACTTTTAGCCCGTGATCTCTATACGTTTTAGGATTTAGTTTATTTACTTTATCAATAAAGAAGAAATAACCCTTTCCTGTAACCATTTTAGTCTTCATTGCCCGTTGATATCTGGAAATTGCTTTTTTATCTCCAGAATTCAATCGCTTAATAAATTTATCGGAAACAATCCATCCAATATTACAATCATCAGGACTAGTATTAAGAAAATTAATAATTTCCCAAAAATCTTCGTGATCAATCTCTATATAACCAGCCCAAGCACCTCTTCTGGTATTTCCTTGAGAAATATCTCTTGATAATTGAACAAAATCCTTTAATACTGGTAAAACTCCAGAAGCTTTTCCTCCAGAGGCAATTTCAGTACCTCTTGGTCTAATAGAACCTAGATAAGAACTTGTTCCAAATCCGTTTTTAGAAAGTACAGCAACTTCTTTTTGAGCTTCGTAAAAATCGTAAACTGAATCATTAACATAATTTCCAGAACAACTTACATTACAACCTCTATCGGTCCCCATATTCGCCAATACAGGTGTTGCACAAGATAACCATCCATTCCAAATTACATCAAAAAACTTTTCTTCCCATTTTTCCGGATCATCAGTCCATTTAGAAGCACATTTACTGATTCTTTTTGCTACAGATTTAAAATCTTTTTCGGTTTTTGTTGTATATTTTGATGAAAATAATTGCCAACTAGAAGTAGAAAACCATTCAGGCAACAAACCCTGTTCTTGTAACACCTTTCTTTCTTCTGATAATTCTTCATAAATAGACTTCATACAGTTTCCTCCGCACTCCAAACAAATCCTTTTTCATTCCAATCTCTTTTATACGAATTTCCAATCTTATAGAAAAAATCGTGTAATTGAGGAGCATTAATATTTTTATAAAACCAAGATTTAATTGGATTATATTGTGGATTATAATGTTTCTTAAAACCTAATTGCTCGAGACATAAATCTAATCTGTGTTGGATAAATGATTTTAGTTGATGATCAGTAATTCCTTTAATATTTCCTTTTTCAAAGATCATATCAATAATTCTATCTTCGTGTTCGTTTATATGTCCAACAGTTTTAAGCAAATCTTGTTCTAATCTATCAATTTCTTCTTGTGATAAATTACTTTCTTCCAACAAGGTTTTGAATAGCCATGCTCCAGCCAAAGAATGACAATTTTCGTCTCTTACAGAAAAATTTATTCCAGCAGTAACATTAACCAATTTATTCTTACCTTCCGATTGAAAATGTTTTAGGAACGCAAAAGAAGAGTATAGAATAGCACCTTCAATCATTGAAAAAACTGCAAGAGATTTTAATATATCATAAACATTATCAGAAGGTTTAGATATGACTTTATTAATCCAATTAATGCGATTAAATAAAATCTCATCTTCCACATAAGAATTGTAAAATTCGTCTGTGTTTAATCCTAAAACCTCATTTAATTTATTATAGAACGGAGCATGGACGTTCAATTCAAAAAAACTAAAACAATTACTCATCCTTTCAATATCAGGTCTTGGAAATAACTTCTTTATTTTTCCAGACCAATATTCATTTCCAACAACTAATTCATAGAGAGTAAACAACTTTAAAGTTGTTACAACTCCATGATATTCGGCTTCCGTAAAATTGGTCTTCATATCATGAAGATCCTTTTCGACTTCAATTTCATTTGGATGCCAAAAAATATCCATTTGTTGATTAGCAAACTCAATAGCAGTTGGATAATCTATAGTGTATGTGGTTTTTTTCTGTAACAATCTTGGTTGGTCCATTTTATTATTCCTTTATATCAATTCGGTTTTTTATTTATTTTACCAATCTGAAACATCTACAATAGGAATTACCAAATCTCCAGAAATTCCATTAACATTTGTTTCTATGATCATATTAAGAGTACATCCAAGTTCGCAAGAATTATAAAATAATTTAAAACTTTTTTCTTCATACTCAGGAAATTTGTCAACAACTTCCAGCATTTTAATTAGATCAGATTTAGTTAAATATAGCTTACATTCGCTCATCATTCAATCTCAAAAAATTTGTTTAAATTAATTTCATTAATATTTTTTACATATGTTAACAACTTTTTCTTTTTTGCTAAAGCAATCATGTGTTTGGTTCCTTTTGATTTTCCGTCCCAAACGGCAATCAGTCCTTCGCCATATCTTGACATTTGTTCGTTTCTTTTATTACCAGCTAATTTTCCTAAACCTTTCCAATCAGCATAGAAATACGAAAGTTTTATACCATTTTCTTTAGCATATCTTTCTCCTAAAGAATCTACACCATTAGCAGCACCACAAACAACTTCTGTTATATCAAATCCAGATTCTTTTACAGCTAATACAACTAAATTGTAATCAGTTATAAACCTAGATCCCGCTATAATTACTCTCATCTTATTTATCGTTTCGCACAAAACAATCAGTAAATCCAAAATGTTCTAATAGATAGGAAGTTGAAACGAAATCAATAGCATTTTCAGATTCTAATATGACATTTTTAACAAATTTTTCTAAATCTTTTGGTTCAAAACAGATAGTATCAGATTCACAACAATCTTGATAAAACCCATTAGATTTAAATACTAGATCTTTGATCAGGGAGTTCATTTAATTTCCATTCTTCTAATTTAATGTTATACGCATAATCTTTACTAGGGATATACTTTTTATACCTATCAAATTCTTTCTTTGCCGTTTCCGGATTATCAAAAACGGCAATAATAGAAAATCTTCTTGGTATAATGTATCTATGTTCTTCTAATAGGATATAGATACTATCTCCCATTTACAGATCGCCGTCTTGTCGGTTTTCTGAATAATGAACATCAAATTTTCCGGCAGGATATCTAGAAATTAACTTATTAACATTTTCCTTTACTACATCATTTGGATCTACTCCAATTGCTCGACAAGCATTTACCCAATACCAAACACAATCTCCCAACTCCCTTTGAATATGAAATTTATTTTCTTCAGTTAAAGGTTTACCTTGGAAAACAGTTTTCTTTACAATCTCCATAAATTCGCCGGATTCCGAACATAGTCCCATTGCACCAGTTATAAGCAAAGGAATGTTTACATCTTTTGATTCATTCTTTAGAGCAATCAACCTATTAGTAAAAAACTCAAAATCATTAGATTCGTTGCTAGTTACAGAAGCAACAAATTCCGAATATCTAGTCAAATCAATATTATTACTCATTTTTATTCTCCGCTTACAAATTGTT